GTTCTACAAGAGCATGTTTTAATTTTTTACGTAAATTTGACTTATCAACGTCGCCAACATCTGCTTTGTTAGAGTCAATTGCATCTGGCGTATTCATAATACGCGGAGTTTTTGCAAAAATGCCCTTATCCCCCATTATGAACTTACCTTTTGCGTCTCGACCTACAAACAATGCAGGAGAACCGTCCCATTTAGTAGTTACGTTTACTGGAGACTTTGTATGTCCTTCGAGCAAATCTAAAAGAGATGTAGCAATATTTAAAGCAACTTCGGCACCTTCATAACCGCCGTGAAAAACACTATCTTCAAAGTGCGTTAAATGTGTATTAGCACCTTCATCTAGTTCAATATCGTCTTGTATTGCTTTACGAACAGCCGCCAATTTATGAAAACCTACTTGTCGTTTGCGTGTGGTACGCGGACCTCTAAATTTACGTTTCTGTTTCGTATTCAGGATCAGTTCGTTGATCTGCATCGTTAATTCGCCTTAGTGCATTACTAAATTTTTCAATTTTTCCAGTACGAATAGCATTTAAAAATTTCTTTTGTAATCTTTCTGCTGTCTCGTCGTCATAATTACGCTCTAATAACGTCATAATATTATTAGCACTAGTAATAACGTGACTAGCTCTGTTCTCAACAATTAATTCTTTGTCTTTTTCAGGCAAAATATTATCAATTTCACTCAAAATGCTTTTTATTTTCATAACAATTTCCGTACTTTGTGTATTTATCTATCTAAAGTTCTTTTTAACGATCCAACTTGTTCATATTCGCGATCATTTTACGCAAATTAGTTGCTTTAGCCTCAGTAGTTTTTCCATTTTCGTTTTCTCTGTCATCAGTTACTGAACTTTTTCTAACAACATTACTATACAACACTTCTGATGGCTGTTCCTCTTCGCCCTCTGGTAAATCACTGATCTTTAAACTATCAATATCAAACTGCAAATCAACTCTCTGTCCTACACCACTACTGCTTCTAGTTTTCATAAACTGTATTTGATATCTACCTCGTTCACGCATTGGTGCACTTGTAAAAATACCCAGCACATTATCTGCTGTTTGTACCTTACTTAAACCGCCAGCAATATGGCTATGGTCAAATTCTATCTCTTCTACTGCTGTTCTGTTTAACTGCGATGCTGTTACTAGCAATGTATCTAACTCTACTGCTAAGTTACGCAACTCCTCGGCAACATACTTGTCTTTAACAAACAAATCACTAGGACTAACCCGCTTGTCATTAGGCATCATTAAGTCGAGATAGTCGACAATAATAGCCTGCGGTTGTAATCCACTTTGAATTTCATATTCTTTCAAGTATGACTTGAGTTGTGCCGCAGTTACACCACTTGGCAAGTATGCTATTTGTACTGCGCCTGCTTGCTTGGCAAGCATTTTTATCTTTAACTCAACGTCTTCTAAGTTCTTAAAGAGACTTTTACTGCTCATACCGGTTGCCATGCTGTCAATTCTCATAGCAACTAATTCTTCACTAAGTTCTAATGTGAAGTATATTACATTAACGCCGATCAATGCCCAGTTCAAAGCAAGATTTTGTAAAAACAAACTTTTACCTGTTCCACTACCACCAGCAAAGATATTAAGTTCGCCTTTGTTGAACCCGCCAAACAACTTTTTATCAATTGCTGTCCAGCCTGTGCTTATTTGTCCGTTATTGTCTTTTAATGCTTGTAGTCGTTTAAGGGGATCTTCAAAATAATCTGTGCCTAAACTTTTTGTCAATCCAACTTCGCTTGCTTCTTTAACTCTTTTCTCAACCGAATAGTACTCACCGCGCTCAATATCATCTGCACTTGCTAATATTGCTTGTTCCAATGCTTTAAACTTTACAAAATCTTGAAACTCATCTAAGAACCATTCCTTATGCCTTGCTGTTATGTTAGTATCTAATTCAACTTCTATACCAGTTTTTGCTTTAATTTGCTCAACTGTAGGCAAACTGCTATATTTTTCACTGTGCTCATTGATTAATGCAACTGCAGGGCGAAATTTGTTGTTGAAATAAGTTGGTACTACTAAACTTTGTACACGAACATACAAATCTTTATCGCTTATTAAAAAGCCTAAAAACAACTTTTGTAAATCTTCAGTAAACTCTTTGGGCATTATATCTGTCTCTTTAACACATTTATTTTTATTGGATTATCTTCGATTGCATCTATTATACTTCTCAATGTAAACAGTCTGCCATACTTCTTTACAGCATCGGCTACATCCTTGACGCCTTTATCCCATTCGGGGAAACTAATAGACCAGCCATGCTGTATTGCTGTTGGTATAAGTTTTTTTCCTGCTTTATCTCTATCAGGTACTAATACAACTTTTTTACCAAAACTGTTTAAGAAATCTGCTTGTGTTTCTGTAATATTTGAACCTAACAATCCGACTCCATCTATGCCTATTGCATCAAACGGTCCTTCTACAAGTATAACATACTTCCTGTCTTTTGTATATAACTGATTTATGTTAAACAAATAATCACGCTGAACATCAACATAGTACTTTGGCGTTGTTTCTTTTCCAGGCTTAATATGTCTCGAAACCCATCCAACTACTTTGTCTTTAAAATAACAAGGTATAATAATACGCTTGTTTAGTTCCATATATGTTTCAGGTGACCAATAGTAATCCCAGTTTTCGTAAATTCCTTTTCCTCGAGATTGTAGGTATGCCAGCACATCCTTGTCTACATCGCCGGATATTGGCTTTGCGTTCTTTGGTAACTCGACACCTTTCCAATCTAAATTAATTTTCCTAACCGGTTCAAACTCTACGTCTTGGTCTTTTTCTTTTAAACTTTCAATCTTTAGTTTATTAATAGTACTATCTTCAACATTAAGCCCTGTTAATAAATTAATAAACTTGAGTCCCAATACACTTCCTACCCACCATCCTGTTGTATATCCACAGTTAAAGCAATGATAGGAGATTGCAGTTGGTTTAGAAAAGTTAAACCCGCCTCGCTTGCGTGTATCTGGTCTTGTTTCTCCCATGCTAATACACATTGGGCAGTTTAATGTCATCCATCCACTTGGATTTGCTTTCTGGCCAGACAGACGCGACAGAATTAACGACTTTAATTTATCAATAAGCACTACTATATTTTAACTTCTAAGTAGTACTTTGTCAAGTGTTCCTGTGTTTGATCCGTCTGGGACATGCACAAATCTAAACCAATTTGTCGTCATATAAAAATTAAAGGGATCAATACCGGTTTTTGCTGTATATGTGTTTGCATCTATTATGTCATTTTGAGGGTGTAAGTCACAAATAAACCAATTTGTTGGTGCAGTTATATCGTGACTACCTTCGACATAAAAAGTTCCTGTATAAGATGTTGCATAAACAGCACAAGTATGCAATGAACTTTGATAACTTCTGTTTGGCGAAGCACTTACGGCTTGACTTTCATAGCGAGAGCCATTTGCTGTAAATGACACCACAGATATAGTTTCGGTTGGGCTTGGTAAAATATTGTCAAGTAATTCAACGGTGCCTATTGCTTTCTGTGACAAATCAGTATATAATGCACTTGTTTCACCTGTTGCAGTAGTTGTTGTTATACTGAATTCATATAATCCTGCGTCAAGATTAGCAGTATCTCCCCAACTAAATGTTACATCTAGCGTGCCTTTAGCATTATCTCGTATAACAGGGGTCTTTGTTAAAACAAGAACACCCGTATTTGCGTCAATAAGGTTAAATGCCATTGTTAAATGTGCAAGAGATGCAAGGCGGCGATGCTCATCGTATACATTAAATGTAATTTTGTCATCAATGCCTTTATGAATTTTAATTGTATTGTTGTACATAGGCCCTTCCATTCTTAGGCCATTGTCAAGTATTGTCAATTCATAAATTGTGTTATAAATATAAAGATTACTTGTGGCCATTGTTTATTTTCACTCTTAAATATATTTATTAGAATAAGTACAATATATGCTCGACGACATTCAACATATCACCGATAAATATCCCTTTTTAACTGGTATTAAGTATGCAGACCAGGAGATTATCGGCATTATACAAAATCACAATGCCCAAATAACGAGTATATATTGCTATAATAAAGTTAGAACAACAGATAAAGAAAAATTTATTGCGCTAGGAGAGACATGGTGGTGGGAAAGTAACCGCATTACGCCTATAAACTTATTTTTACCGCAAGAAATAGAATCATTTCGATACTGCTTAAAAAATCTTGTCAGCAAAGACGTTGAGTTCTTATTTGGTCCAATTACAAGCCTTCATAATATTATCCGCAAAAGAGTTAAACGAAGAACTGTGCAACTAGTTCGCAAAATTGAAAAAACTAACTAGCCTCTTCAATAATTGAATTTAATTGAACAACAATAGCCAGTGCATACGCTATTGCATGGGACTTTTTAAAAGAATACGCATCTTCCACTTTAAGCCATACTTCTTTATTAATTGTATCCCAATCTTTATTAACCAAATACCGTTTTGCAGGACGAATAACTGCTAATACTGCCGCTAACTGCTCTATACTACGAGGTTTCAGTTGTTTTACAACATCAAAATGATTGTTTATATGAAACAACTGCTCTACAATGTCCTCATATTCCAGTAACTCCCATACTGGTTCTTGTTTAACCAATTCTTCCATATGATCATTGCTTGTAACATACTCGTACACACTTACATTTAAAAGATCTAATTTAAAATAATTGCGAGACTCTGCTTCTTTATAATCAATGCTAGACGTTCCAGTAAATGGATTAACAGGGATGCTATTAAAATATACCCCAGTGTTATGCTTTTTTTCTCCGTTAATGCTCGCAGGAATATGCTTTAAGATGCTCAAAACATCATCTCTATTTTTTAAATCAATATCAATATCAGGTAATTTCATAATCCTGCTTCAGATAAAACTGCTTTAACAAACGCAACTTCGTCTTGGTTGTTCTCAAACTTTCTAAACCAAAAACTAGGATCTAGTGCATCCGCTACTAACGCCATTTGCTCGTCGCTTAAATTGTTTAGTGCACCTTGCCCAGTCTGGCAAT